TATTGGAATCAAAGGCAATATGACCAGCACCAGTGCCAGTGACATTACTGTATAGACTTTTGGTCTGTACACTTAGTGTAGTTGTTAAACCTGTAGTTGCTGTGACATTTGCTGGTAGTTCAGACATGTAAATTATCCTGTTATCATGTATTTATTACCGACAACAGGATAAGTTTGGCTTTACGCTACCTTGAGGGGGATTAGATTACTTTAAGTAGGATAGTATCAGCGTTGATACGTCCGTTAAGTTTAATTTCTGTAGTTTTGATGTTCTCTAAGAACTTGCGTAGTTCTATTTTATTACTTGCTAAGAATGTTTTAACTTGTTCTTCGGGTTTGCGTAGAGTCTTTTGTGTGCTCTTACCTTCGTTAAAGCCCGTGATACTAGTGCCTTTAACACCTAATACACCGCCTTGATCTTCTGCTACATAGCGACCTAATTTGCGATTTTTAACGTTGTAAACCCATAATTGTTCTGCACCAACAATGTCTACCGGATTGATCGATACTAGCTTCATTCCGGCATCTTGTTTGAGATATTTTAGGCCGCGGACTAGTTTTTCTTTAGCTGGTGGCTTACGGACTGCGGCTTTCTTTGTTGCTTTTTTAGTTTGATTATATGCCGTTAAGTCAGCAAATAGTTTGTCATAGAAAGCATCATAACGTTTATAGTCAGCGGCTTTCATATAAGCATACGCATCTTTAAGATCCTCATCTTTAGTTGTACGTGCTTCACGGACTTCTGCACAGCGTGGTTCAAACACTGCCTGAATTTTACCTATCAATACCTGTGGAACATTATTCTTTGTTAGGTATTCGTAGGCTTTAGGATCTACTGTCTCACCTGTGTATAGTGCATCTTCAAGCATTTCAAAATAAAGGATATGCTTTTTAACCACTTCATTCATACGGTCTTGAATTGTAACTACTTTTATTTCAGATTTTTTTGTAGCTGTTGTTTCTTCAAACTCGTCATCATTGTCAGCTTTTAACGTTAATACTTTTTGTACTGCTGACAATATGTATTCTACATGGCGATCATTTAAAGGCATGCCACGTTCATTTGATTTGATTAAAGCACATACTGTAAAAGGAGTTAGGCTGTCGGCTGATCGAGCGTAGCGATCAATAGTAGTTTTATCTAGTTTATGAACTCCGTTGTTACCTTGGTGTTGACGCAACCATGCAACTACATATTTTTTAAGATCTTTAGTGCTGTAATAATAATTGTAATAGACTAGGCTTTTACGTAGATGATGGTCAAATTCTTCACTGGAAAAAGTTAAAGCACGATCATAATCCCAAATTGGTTCTGAGCCTGTGTATTTCTCATCTGCAAAATTATTATTTTTGGTTTTAACCTTTTTCTTCATTCCGTCAATTTTGATAGCCATAGGTAAATGTCTTATGTGTTAATATAATGTATTATATAATAAATTGCGTAATAGGTCAATCTTTTTTGATTGGATCAAAAAACAAATATACAAGATATAAATCCACGTTTAGATATCGCCATATACCCGGACCAAAGAAAGTATCCGGATCGTATCCTGTTTCGTTGTGATGTCGTTTGTGCCAGGCTCCAGTACCTAAATATAAACAGGTCCAATTACGATCATCTCCGTTTATTTTATGGCAATGCCAATCTGTGGCTCTATATAGTATGTTGTATAATGCCAATGGAAATATATAGAAAGCTATAAATGTCCAAAATGGTAATAGCACTACCCAAAGCAATAGTGTTATAGCAGCCACATGCGCCCAATATTTGTTAAACCATAGATATGATGGGGTAACAAATACTGTGGGGTTAGTTTCAATGTGCGGTATATTAGCATGTGGAGTACAATCCAAACAATATAATATATAATTTTTTGCTAGGTGGAGTTTTGCTCCTGTTGGGTCATTTACATTGTCTTGATAATGTTCGTGATGTAGTTCATGGAATCTGACTTTGTTCCAGGGAGATTGCCATTCCCAGACTGCATTTACGAAATATCCAAAAATTTCAATCAGAGTATTTTTTGGCTTTAGATATTTGTGTACCTGGTATTCATGATAAGTTAACACCTGCCATCGACCTATAACCGTATAAGTCCAAGTACCAAAAAATAGCCAACCCCAATGTACAAAAAATAGTGATGCTATGCCAAACGGCAATAGCCACAAGCCTTTACGTGATCGTAATAAATTAAATATTTTTTCTAACATCAATGATTTCCAATAGACTTAGTATTTATGATCCGCTACTTAGTAGTACCCCAAACGTCAAATATTGCTCATAATGGGCTATTTCTTGATTAATCTGCACTAATAATTCTGCGTGCTTTTGGGTTTGCCGCCCTTGCCTACGACAATTAATTTCTTCTTCGCTGAGCTTTTTAACCATAGAACCTATAGCATTACTCATTTTCAGCATATCACCAGTATAAGTTTTCATTTTATGTGCAGGTGCATCAAGTGCTATTTGTACTTTTGCCCAATCTAAACTTGTAGTAATCTCAGCCATAATACAGTGTAACATCATTTGAGCAAGCTGTCAATGTCGATAAATACTAGATAATTAGGATTCCCAGATGCCACGTTTAAGTTTATGGCGCCCTAACAAGGGCAACGACTACAAGTTCTTTGATCAACGCATGAGCGAAATGTTCACCGTTGGCGGAGTTGATGTTAACATCCACAAGTACCTCGGTCCAATAGATCAACCATTTACCAGTAATACTGAACCAGGTACTACTGGCGTTACCAGTATACAAGATCTGCTATTTTTAGAAAATCGTGATCGCAAGTATGATACTAGTATCTATACCATGCGAACTATCTATCGCTTAAATGACAACGACTTTGATCTAACACAGTTTGGATTATTCTTAACTGGTGACACTATGTTTGCTGTGTTCCATTTAAATGACATGGTTGACATGATTGGTCGTAAGTTAATGGTGGGTGATGTTATGGAACTACCAAACTTAAAAGACTATTATCCATTGGATGATACCGTACCAGCCGCACTTAAAAGGTATTATGTTGTCAATGATGCTACTCGTGCCGCAGAAGGATTTGCTCCAACTTGGTACCCACACCTGTGGCGTGTTAAACTACAACCATTGGTAGACAGTCAAGAATACAAAGATATACTTAACAATATCACAGCCGGTGACAATACTACCAGTACATTAAGTGATGTACTAAGTACCTATAACAAATATCTCGATATCAATGATGCTATCGTTGCACGTGCTGAGAGTGATGTTCCTAAGAGTGGTTATGATATTACTAATCTATATACTGCTCCTGTTACTCAAGATGGACACCCTGGAGACCCGTTAGGTGTAACAGCTAGTTCAAATGCTAATGTTTCTAGCAACACCTATTCAAGTTCTAGCACAGTGAGTCCAAGTGACAAAGTCAAAGGATACTTAACCAGTGATGCGTTCCCTCCAAACGGTGCTACAGTTGCCGCTGGCATAGCGTTCCCAACAAGTCCGGTTACTGGCGATTACTATCTACGCTTAGATTATGTACCTAATAGATTATTCCGTTATGATAGTCGTCGTTGGGTTAAAATTGAAGATGGATTACGCACCAATCTTACTCCAGGACCTACTAATACTACCCAACGTAGCGGCTTTATTAATAACACAGATGCTAACTATGCTAACGCATTGGTGTGGGACGCGATACGAATTTCATCTGGTGCATATACTCCTGCGGCCAATGCACAAACTAAAACATTCACACTTGCTTCTAAACAAGTCGTTACTAAGACAGTGTACAGAAGTACATACGGTGTAAAAACAAAACTAAACAGCAAGATTATCACTAATACCATTGCTAATACAGCAGGAAATATATCATTTACAGTGTCTACAGCATTAAATACCAATGACATATTAGAATATACAATTTATGCAAATGTCACTTATCAACGTCAAAGTTTAAGTGATGCATTAAGACCCACGGCGGATAATTAATTATGGCGGCTCTTCAACAATATTTTTATGATGCTCAAATTGAGCGGTTCCTAGCACAATTTATTCGCATGCTTTCTGGATTCCAGGTTGAATACGGACAAGATCGTGTAGGCAATACTACCCTACAACGTGTACCTGTTTACTATGGTGACGGTAGTCGTCAAGTAGCTGCTATTATCAATAACATGAGCGAAAATGCCATGCCCACTGTGCCGGCCATGACCGCTTATATTAATAATATTACCTACGATCGAGATCGTGTACAACAACCCGACTTTGTTGGTAAGATGAATATCCGTCAACGTTATTATAATGAAGACACACAAGAATATGAAGCACGTCAAGGCAATGCTTTTAGTATTGAAAGACTGATGCCTGTTCCTTATACCTTAGAACTTAAATTAGATATCTGGACCAGTAATACTAAACAAAAATTACAATTGTTAGAACAGTTGATCGTATTGTTTAATCCAGCATTAGAAATACAATCAACAGACAACTATATTGACTGGACAAGTTTAAGTGTGGTCTATCTTGAAAGTCCAAATTGGTCAAGTCGTACTGTGCCAATTGGTACAGAGAATCCTATCGATGTTGCTACGCTTACATTCAAACTGCCTGTATGGATCACTCCTCCGGCCAAGGTTAAGAAACTTGGTGTTATACAAAAGATCATCGCTAGTATACATGATGGTGACGGAAATCTCAGCGAAGCAGTTTATAATGATACTAACTTAATGGGCATGCGCCAATACTTTACTCCTTTAGATTATGGTGTGCTGTTGATTGGCAATACGCTAACCCTATTAAAATATTCTGAATTTGAAGATCCACGCGATCCGCCAACTGAACTAGAACCAAAACATCCAGTCACCGAAACACCAGTTAAAGTCGGAACTAGAGATGTTTGGCGTAGTCTTATTAATGTTTATGGTGTGCTAGAAAATGGCACTAGCCAGATAAGATTATTAACCGAAGATGGGGGTACTGAAGTAGTTGGCACTGTGAGTTATCATCCTACTGATGATAGTTTATTGATATTCAATCCCGACATCGACACCTATCCAACCAACACCTTAAATCCAATCAATGCCATCATTGATCCTCGTAAAGTTACTGTAGACGCAAGTATTACAAGCCCTAGTACAAATACCAGATATCTATTGTTAACTGATGTTGGTAGTTTTACTAATGCCCCTGGTACTGGGCCTAGTGCATGGCGAGGCACCAATGGGCAAGATTTAGTAGCCAATGCCAATGATATCGTACAATTCAATGGGGTGCATTGGGCCGTAGTATTTGACAGCCAAGGTTCAACTACTGTACAATATGTAAGTAATCTAAATACCGGAACTCAATATAAATGGAATCTCAATCAGTGGGTGAAAAGCTGGGAAGGCGAGTACAAAAACGGACTATGGTCACTAGTCCTATAGAAGGTGTAGGTACATTCATCTATTGTACTTCAACTAAACGCTACCTATTTCTACTACGTAATTCAAGCAAGTATGCAGGTACTTGGGGAGTAGTTGGTGGTAAAGTTGAACCCAATGAACAAATCATCGAAAGCCTAAGTAGAGAAATTGAAGAAGAAATTGGCGGTACCATCAACGATCCCAAGATCATTCCTATAGAAAAATTTACCAGTGATAATGGTAATTTCGTCTACCATACTTTTATAGCACCTGTAGACAGCGAATTCGTTCCAAAACTAAATGAAGAACATCGTGGTTATTGTTGGGTCCGTTTAGAAGATCATCCTAAACCATTACATCCCGGAGTTTGGCGTACGATTAATTTTGAGGCTGTGGCTAGTAAGATTAAAACGCTGGAAAGTATTTTATAAGTCTGCTTCTAATACCATATCTCTGTGGCTGATCTGGCGGAAATTAGTACAAGCACGCCAAGAATCTTTTACAGTATATCGTCCATTAGGTGTGACTAATACAAAATCTACATCATCATATACTCGGAACAATTGTAGATAACTTTCCTCCCAATTATTACCTAGCATGTCAGAATTTTTACTTGCATATCCCAGTGTGTCTGCATATACATTATTGTTATAATTGGGTTCGTGATGCCCTTCACATCCAACTAGATAGATTTTTTTATGCCCATCAAAGCAGGCTATATAAGCGGCTGTTGAGCCAGCATCAGCATATGGATCATGCGGGATTAGATAAAATTTTCTAGGGAATTCTAAGCTGATATCAACCCTGGTATAGACAATATTGTCTGTAGGATAACTAGTTTTTGCTAGTTCATCAGCGATGATTCTACTAGTGACTACTAAGAAATCCGGAGAATATTCTCTGTAAAAAGCATTACAAGCATAACTTTGTAACGTATCTGCACCCAACAATCCAGATTTTTTATTAAGGAGTTGATTAACATTAAACCCTAGTCGACTTTCACCGTTGCCAAATA